ACAGGTCAGTTGCAATACGATACAGTTTGCTTAGATTCTATTTCAGAGATAAGTGAATTATTACTTCAACAAGAAAAAGCTAGACACAAAGATCCACGTAAAGCTTACGGAGAAGTACAAGAGTCTGTAACAAATGTCATGCGAGCATTTAGAGATTTACAAATGCATGTCATGTTTATTTGCAAAGAAGAAAAAGTAAATAGTGACGGTATATTTATGCACGAACCAAAAATGGTTGGTACTAAATTAGGTCAATCTATTACTTACTTCTTTGATGAAGTCTTAGCTCTTAGAGTTATAGATGATACAGACGCAGAGGGTAACGCAGTTCAAGCCAGGTGGTTACAAACCAGAGTTGGCCAAGGCTACGTTGCAAAGGATAGGAGTGGTAAGTTAGAAGCTTTTGAAGTGCCTGATCTTACTGCATTAATAGAAAAGCTAGGGTTTACAGCCGTAGCTAAAAATACAGATAATGTAAAGGAGATTGGTAATGTCTGATTTTGATGACGTAGTGTACGTAGAAACAGATGATAAGCCTATGGGGCCAGGTGTGGCTCCTTCAGGCGATCATCCAGCAAAAATTATTGCTGCTGAAAAGTATAAATCACAACAAGGTAATTGGACTTTGAAAATGACTTTTCAAATAGCAGGTGGTAATTACAGAGATCATAACGAGTGGTATAACTTGTGGGATCCTAGAGAGGATATAAAACAAATATCTACAGATATATTTACTAGACTTAGTAAAGCTGTAGGTTTTGTAAAACAACCACCAAGCTCTGCACAGGATTATGTAGGAAAAGATTTAACACTTACTTTGAAAGAAGTAGAAAACAACTGGACTGATAACGAGGGGAATGAAAGGACTGGTAGTAAGAATAAGGTGTTACGTTATTTACCTGCTGATTCTGGCGGTATGTCGCCACCCCCCGCGGCAGTACCTCCTGATCTAGGATAAAACTAAGGGGCTTTATGCCCCTTTTTCTTTTTGTTGTTTTATCTCAACATTTAAGCAAAACAGTTCATCTTTTTTTTCCCTTAAAACCATTTCGATATACTTAATATGTTTTTCTAATTCTTTTCTTCTTTCTTCTAAGTTCATTTGTTCTCCATATACGCATAAAACATAAGCAATAAAATACCTACTACAGCATAAAAACTCATGTCCATTATCTGTCCTCTAATTTGTTACGAGCTCTTGTAAGATACCAGATAGCTTTATCAAGATCCTGGATGTTTGCGTCTTTATGATCTGCTCTCCAGATATATTTAATAGCTGCCGCCTTGCAGTAGCCAATAAACTGTTCAAAAGTTAAAGCTGATTCTATTGCATCTATACACTCTATGGAGCCTTTCTTATAATGTGGGGGGTGGTTTACGTTATCTGTCATATTCTCTCCATAAAATCTAATAACTTTTTGTTGCTTATGTTTTTATTTTTAAAAAACACTCTCTCTACTTTATGTTTAAGTTTTTGTCCTTTTAATTTTGCAACAAAATAATCGTTTTCCTTTTGTAAAAAATCTCTCACGTCTCTTAATAACTCAAAATAATATATCTCACTATAAAAACCATTTCCTATTGCTGGTTTATACAATCTCCAATTTTTACCAGTATCAGTTATCTCCCAGTCACCATAATTATAATTACTGTTTCCTAATCTTTTTAATTTAATTTCTTTCATTTTGTTTCTCAAAAAAGTTATTTAGTTTTTTAATAGTTTTATTATATAAAGACTTACCTTGTTCTATATTTTGCACAGTTCTTAAAGCAATACCGCTTTGGATTGCAAAATCTTCTTGAGTTAATAAATTATTCTGTCTATATTGTTTAACAAGAGCACCATACTCACTTGGGTATATTAATTCATCAAAAGATTCTCTAATTAGCTCAAACAATCTATTTCGCAGGCGGTTATGAGCTTCATCCTCACTACTTGTGCCAATAGCAAAATATAATTTTTTTGCAACTTCTTTCACATAATATTCTTTTGTTTTTTCTAAAGCATCTCTTTCTAATTCTTCAAAAACGTCTACGAATATTTCTTTCAATTTAACTGTATTCATTTTGTTTCTCCTTACTCAAACTCATAACCCAACATAACTTCAACTATGCTTGGAGTATTATAGATCGTAGGTCTTTCCCCATCCCTAACGGCCTTATAATCTCCAAGCGTTTTCTCTAGTTGTTCCCATCCCCTATCCATATCCTCATCATTCATTTTGAATATTTTTGTTGCGAAGGGATGCTTTGATTCTTGTGCAACAAACAAGAAGTCTTCTACTTTAAAACCAGCTTTTTGATAACCTCTTCTATAAAAAGCGGCCTGTAAGTCATACTGATAACGTCTGATAGAGCGAGTAAATCCAGATACGGAGCAATCACTTGTAGTTTTATAATCAATAACTACAATAGATTCATCTGAATACGGTTGCACTACTGGGTGTCTGATAACATCAGACCTTAGCTTGAGGAGTACATCTTGCTCCCACCAGTACAAGGAGTTTTCGTATGGCTTAGTAAAAACTCCAGGATACTCGCCCTGATCAACGTCAAGGAACTTTCTTGCTTCTTCAATAAGGTTGTCCTTCATCTGAAACAAGATGTCCCTTTTTTCTTGTGTGATTACTAACATACCTCTATCTTCGTAATCACGTTTTAGTTGTTTGTTTGCATTTGTATACGGAGATCCAGATATAACTGCAACCTCGTTATTAAATGCGTTCTCACCCTCTACAATAAGAGAATGGGCGGCAGAACCAAACTGCATAGCAGGTGTAGGCTCTACCACCTCTTGCATAGCATGTAACTGCGATTGTCTAAACCTCCTTAAGACAGATGAAGACACGCCTGGTGATTGATGATAATATGCATTATCCATACCTGGAAAATATATAGTATCGCCAATAGCTACATGCTGATGACTTTTTAGTGAATCTGGTAGTGGTGGGTTATCTATCATGATACCTCCTTTAACATTTTTATTATTTTTTTTCTGAGCATTGGCTCAAAAGCCTCAACAAAATCGTTACTATAATTAGTTCTGCCGCATAATGCACCTTTCAATTTATATTCAGGGTAATCAGCTTTACCTTTCATAGAACTAGAAATAGCATATAAAGTATCGACTACTAAAGTATTTACCAATTTTTTAGTTGCATCTTGTTTTTGTTCTTTTATTAGTTTATCTAACAATTGATTTATACTTTGTTTTTTTACTGTGTCTTTTTCACATTTACAGTTATCTGTCATGATACCTCCTTGGTGTTTTTAACAACTTCTTTAGCGTCTTGTATAGCAATATTCATAATATCAATAGCATCATCTATATGACCGTCTGCTTTGTATAAAAGGCCTATTGCTAACTGATTTATTAAATTGTATGTGCCAAGAATCGGATCCATCATGTTTTTATCTGGGTCTGTTTGACATTTGTTAGCATAATCTTTCATAAGCTTAACGGTTAATGTAAAGGCTAAATCATGATTTTTTTTAATATACTTTTCTTGTTTAGTCATTATTAACTCCTATTTGTAATACGGTTTACTTTTTTTTCAATCTTCTCAACTTCATCAAGCAAGTTTACTAATGATACCTTTAGTTCATGCACCAAATAGTTAATTGCGTCTTGCTTTTGTTGTTCTTGAATATTGTTTACTGTAGTGTCAAAAATAGCACTAAGCATACTGTTTGTATCTATTGACATAATTACCTCCGTCAAAATATTGTTTAAGTATAACAAAGTATAGACATTTTACAATACATTCTGTAAAATTAATTAATTACATAATAATATGGAGATAATATGAGTAGAACAGGCGATTTATACATGATGTCAAGACTATCTTATGAACAAGCTATTGACGACTACGAAAACAAAAAATCTAATTCATTACTAGAATCTTATAAAAAACACTATAAAAATAATGTTGGTATGGATTGTTTAGATCCTCAAGGAGATTTAATTATGTTTTATGATGAAGATAATAGCCAGGAAAGTTTAATATGATTGAAGGCCTACAATTCTTTTTTTGGTTNTTTGTAGCNATNATGGTNATACCAGCTTTATTTATAGTATTATTTGATAATGTTTAGTTTTACAGTAAGATCACGACCAAACATAGCTTACTGTAAGGGCGATAAGAATATCCTCTAATTGTTCAGTTTTTATCGCCCACCTATTATTGTCAATTAATGTCAAGACTATAATGACGGTCAAAAACATGATAAGAATGGGCTTTTGACGAATATTTTATTTTTGGCATTTTTGTCATAGGCAATAAAGAAATCTATACATATTTTTAAAATAATTCTTGACAATCTCTATCTCTATCATCTATCCTTTCAATACATATTAGGGTAATGTGGGGTAGTGTAGTATTAAAATAAGCATAACACCCTAATTTGCTAAATATGGGATTCAAGAAACATAAACTAGAATACAAACCAATCATATCTGATGAAAAAGACGTTCCTGTTGAATTTGCCAACTTAGATAATAAACTTACCAGGAGACAAAGAAACTTTGTATGGATAGCTGTAAACAATCCAAGGCTATCTTTGGTAGAGTGTGCCAGTAAAGCTGGTTATAAAGATCCAAGACAGGCTGCAGTTAATGTATTTAAGAATGAGATAGTAAGAAAAGAATATAACTTTTTAACTAATGAAGTTAAGAAAAAGTATGAACTTAACTACGATAGGGCAGTCCAGGACTTGTACGACATAAGAGATAAGGCTCTAGCGGCAGGTTCTTTTAATGCGGCCATATCTGCTCAAAACTCTTTGTTAAGAGTTGGTGGCCTTATAGTTGATAGAAAAGAAGTGCTATTCGGTAAAATAGATCAAATGAGTAGAGAAGAGGTCGAAGGTAGGCTAGAGCAGTTATTAGGTGGTGCTATGGCCAAACAGTTAGTAAAACAAAAGGAACTAGAACAAAAAGAGAAGTCGGAAGGTAAAGTGTATGACGATCATTCAGCTACTAGGCTTTTCAAAGATGATGAGCAAGATAATAGCGACAACTCCAATTAATTTTATTATAAACATAAGGCACTCCAATCAGATATATCGTAAGGGGAGAGAATTATGAAAAAATACAGAAAGAAGTGCCTAATCAACATAGTATGTGCTTTACGGTAATTGTGCAACATATTTAGATAATCCTTTCCACCTTAGTTTAGTAGTATTATACCAAAAGGCTTGATCATAGTCCTTTGAGCCTGGTTTATAGACTAAAAAGCCAAACTTAGAGTGTGGATCTAGGTTTGGATCAAAGTAAGCTGATACTTC